GTCATCGATGTAGTTGTTTAGTACTGGGATGTCGATGTTTGTTATACGCTTATAGTCTTGCTCTACGTCCATCGTCGATGATGCATCCATCGCATTTTCTTTACGGCTATAGTTGTCTTTCGTGAAAGACGTATAAGTTGGTTCGGTCAGCATCGTGTTTATCGACTTGAACATGAACCCATCACGACCTTCAAAGAACATGTAAGACGGAGAACCATATACCGATACTGCTCTTTGACCTAACGCATTTATACAACGCACAGGATCCCAAAAGTTTGCAGTCATCTTAGTCTTATTGCTGGTCTCTTCGATGAAGTAAGACTTTTCGGTGTTAAGACCTTCTCTGCCCATCAACATCGTCACCGTATCGCTTATCTTTCCAGTTAAAGGTTTGGTGATCTTTGTGTTGATGTTGGTGAGAAACTCCTCAGATGCCGCGCGCAGCGTGTATATCACCTCACGGTCTTTCATGTACATACGATCTACTATCTTGTAGATGTAGAACTTCCCCTTTATGCGTTTATCCATACCTGGCGTGACGATGTCGACCTTAAGGTATTCTTCACCCACAAATGGGAACAAGTTTATGAAGTCAAGCGAGTCCTTTATCACGAGGCTTAAGGTCGTGAAAGGCGAAAGCATGTCTTCATAAACTTCTATAGAAACTACTTGGTTCTCGATGTTTGCTGTTTGGCCGTTCAATGAGACAAGTATTATGCTATTAACCTGGACATCGCCAGCAAATTTCAACTCTCTCTTCATAGGAGATCTTCAAACTCTGTTATTATCTGGTCTAGTAGTGTTGGGGATATAAGCTTTATCCTTCTCTTTGACTCGTTCCTTCGTATCTCATACATCTCATTGGTAACTATGTCGTAGTCGCCTATTAACTCCACTGCGTTTGACGATGGTAGTGTAAAGCTCGTCACAAGCTTATACTCATAGTTTAACTCGTCCTCGGTAAGTCTAACTCCAAGCAACGATATTGCGTCTGCGTTCTTGAACGCTTCAGAGTCAAACCTTACTGCCACTTGGTTGGCTGAAGTTGTTGGAGGGACCGCAGTTACTGTACAAAAATAACCTGATAAGGTCTGCATCTTATCGCCAATCTTTATCAAGTCTATCAGGTTGACGGTGTATGGTCCACCCTCTTCAGCAGGCCTATTGATGGTGTACACGACTGATGGTATCTTCAATAAGCCTTTGGCTTCAGTGATGACACCGTTCTGTTCATAATGATGTACGTTGTATTTCTTATTCCCATATGTTTGAGCTATATAGGTATTCAACTCGTTCTCAGACATCGGGAAGTCTTCAAGGTAGTTGTACCTTTCGTTTAGGATCATGATGACCCAGTGATACTCTGGGTTCCCGTATATCTTCTCTGCGATTATCTCTGGAGTTTCTCCCTCTTCGATGTCATACTCATCGTATAGAGTTACGTTCTCGAGGATCTGCTTCCTAAACCTTACGTTACTCGTTATGTCGGTTAGGATCTGTAGCTTTATATCGCTGTTGTCAGCGTTAGGGAAAGCGTAGTATACTGTTGGGAAGTTCTTAAAATACATTTTAGGTGTACTTCTCTATGGTTTCTTTGGTCAACAGCTGCAGCTCTCTGAACGTAAGCTGCATCGATATGAACGTTGGCATCCCATCTGGGAACGATGTAAACACCCCGTTTGGAGTATAGTTTAAGTTCATCTCAGTCAACACGCATGAAGTATGACGATGGATGTTTAGGTTTTCTTGGTTGTCTTTATAGTAGACTATGTCAAACTCTGACGGGTAGACATACAAAAACTTGTCTTCAGACTTAAACTCAGGATGCATATGGTACTTAAACGTCCTGATGATGTTCATTATAGCTTTAGACTCGTCTGAATCTTTTGGCGAAAACTGATACTCAAACGTAAAGCTTCTGAAGTCAACGTCCTTAAATGCTTGTTCCTTCTTTGGGTTTGCCGCTATCCCGGTAGCAACACCTATAGATCCACCCAAAGGAGCGTTACGAAGACCTATACTTGCTAGTATCTCAGCTCCTATACCTACAGCATTTCCGGCAGACTCTAACTTTTGATTTCCTATAACAGCATTCTGTATCTCACTTGCACCCTTTGCTACGGCACTAAACTTATCGGTCTCTTCTTCTCCATAAGTCACGGAGTACCTAGCCTGTAAGTTGTTTGGTACGTATAAAGCTATAGCTGCTTTCAGCCTCTTTTGTGGTCTTGTGAACCTTGGAGCTTTTTCTTCTCCTGGCCCAGACTCAGAGTTTGAATTATTTGGTAACACCCCTCCAGCATATGCTGCGAGGGCTCCAGTTGCCAAACCTGCTGCCGCGCCGACGCCTCCTCCCAAACCCAACTTTGCCGCTATAGGAGTACCTACTGCAGCAACAGCCGTGCCTGAAGCACCTACCAACATAACTTCATTATTTACCACGTTACCTGTACGGGTATCTACCCTCTGTCCAGGTTTTTCCCCGATCAGTGTGCCTCTCATGTCTCTCTGTACATTATCAACAGTAGCTAGGTTTGCGACGGCATTCTTACTACGGGTTACCCTTGAATCGATAGACACGTTGATATAGAATATGACCTTATGTCCTCCGTACTTGCTGCTGTCCAGATCAGAAGGATACATTAATCCCGAGACGTCATATTCTCCAGCAGAGAATGAGGACCCGCTGTAGTTGAACTGCGGGAGAGATGAAACGCTGGTGTTTTGGTTTACGTATCCCATATGTCTCGTATAAATATGGTTATTAGACTATCTTATTTATATGTACCACAAAAGGCTGTATCGACCGATCAACCCGGAGAAGTATACAGGTGACCCAAGCAACATAATCATGAGATCTAGCTGGGAGACCAAGTTTGCTTTATGGTGTGACAAGAACCCTGACATCGTCAAGTGGTCGTCTGAAGAGACCGTCATACCATATATATCTCCGATCGATAAGAAACCTCATAGGTATTTTGTAGATTTTAAGATACAGACACGAGAAGGTAAGGTTTTCTTGGTGGAGATAAAGCCCGAGGTGCAGACAAGGAAGCCTGAAGGTGCACGTAAGACTAAGAAGTTTTTGATAGAGGCACAAACGTTTATGGTAAACCAAGCAAAGTGGATGTATGCTAAAGAGTATGCTAAACGCAGGGGATGGGAGTTTATAGTCTTGACCGAGAAAGAGTTAGGTATCAAATGAAGAACCCAACAGACTTAAAAGCCTACTTTGTAAAGTACAGGCAAGATCCTAGCATCGCTATGAAGTCAAAGACGTGGTTTACTCAGCAGATGGCTCTGCTAGGCAACAGGCGTCTAAACGAAAGGAAGCTGTTTGGTGAACAAGACCTGGTTAACCGTGTGGTTCCTGGTAGGTTGTACATGTTCTACTATGACCCCAAACATAAAGACACTTTACCATACTATGACAGGTTCCCATTGGTTTTCCCATATAAAGCGATGAAGGATGGTTTCATGGGTCTAAACATGCACTACCTTCCATACTTTTATAGGGTGCAGCTACTTACTAGACTCATGCAGTTTGCTTCTAACTCTTCGTTTGACGAGAATACTAGGTTGAGGTATTCTTGGGCGTTGATAGGAGGGGTATCAAAGTTTAGGATGGCACAAAACTGTGTCAAACACTACCTCAAGGATCATGTAGATTCACAGTTTATCGAGATACCTGCATCTGATTGGCATACGGCCATGATGTTGCCGGTAGAACGTTTCGTTGGAAACAACAAGTCAGCAGTTTGGTCGGAGAGTATACGAGTATGAGTACCATAACAGAGTTCAAGTCGAACATCAATAAGTATGACCTGATGCGAAGCAACAGGTATTATGTAGAGTTAAACTCCCCACCCCCTCTTGCTGCAAGAGCAGAACCTTTCGTCTCAAACTTACGTATGATACGTTTGATGTGTCATAGTGCTACTCTCCCTGGGATAAACATCTCTACTTCTCCCGTGAGATCGTTTGGAGAACAAAGGGAGATACCTTATGAGAAGATATACGATCCTCTGTCTCTAACATTTTACGTAGACGGAGAGATGATAGTCAAAAGGTTGTTCGATGCATGGGTATCATTGGTACAAGGAGCTGATAGGCTATTCAACTACCCTAAGGATTATAGTTCCGAGATGAAGGTGCATGTATATAAAGTTAATGAGCAGTCGGTGTATAGTGTACATCTATTCGATTGCTTTCCTAAGACGGTGGGTGCAGTACAACTTGATTATGGTGCTCGAGAGGTCATGAAGTTGACCGTAACTTTTTCATATAGATACTATGACACGTCTGAAACTATGGATGCAAGAGCCACATCTATAGGAGCAGGTGCAACTATACTGGAAGATGGAGATTACGTTCCAGTTCCAACAGATTACACAGACTTCTACAACCCCGAAAACTTGGGAAGGATGATACAGACTTCTCCAGAAGATTTTATGCAAGATCCTCTGCAGTTTATCAACGAAGGGATCAGCCCGTTCCAGGTTGGAGCTTAACATATCATTGGACATCATGAGCAACATAGATAAAAACCTAAGTGACATATTTGGTGTGACGCCGATGGAGAAGCCATCGCAAGAGGTGATAGATTTTAGCCCTAAAGAAGTCGTTGATAAGTCGATAGAAGATGACTTTACCATCACGCGTAACAACCTATACTCTTTGCTTCAGCAAGGGAAAGACGCCTTAGAGCATGCTCTAGAGGTGGCTAAGAATTCAGAGCATCCACGTGCGTTTGAAGTAGTCGGGAACCTGATGAAGCAACTGTCTGACATAAACCATCAGTTGGTTGACCTCCATGGTAAGAAGTCAGACTTAAGTAATAGGAATAAAGAGGAGACCAAGCAGCCCAACCGGGTAACAAATAATGCTATATTCGTCGGTAGTACGACTGAACTTAGTAAGATGATAGAAAATATGAGGAAAGGAGATTGATGTGCCATTACCTACCGTAAAGACACCGACATACGTGATGACGATACCGTCAACGAAGGAAGAAGTAAAGTTTAGACCATTCTTGGTCAAAGAAGAGAAGGCATTGCTGATCGCTCAACAGTCAGAAGATGAGAAGACCATGATCAGCACGTTGAAAGACGTGATACGAGCATGCACGCTTGAGAAGCTTGACGTCGATAAGCTAGCAGTGTTCGACATCGAGTACATCTTCTCGCAGCTGAGGGCCAAGTCAGTTGGAGAGGTTGTAGAGTTGGTCATGAAGTGTCGTCATTGTGAAAATGAGAAGAACAAGACGGTGATAGCTATCGACTTGTCAAAGATTGATGTCAAGTTTCATGAAGGTCATAAGGATACCATCATGATCAGTGACACGATCGGGATGAAGATGAAGTATCCTGGTTTGCCGATCCTAACAAAGATGGAGAACGCAGCTGATGACCCTAAGGCAATGTTTGACATCATCGTGTCATGCATCGATAGCATCTTTGATGAGGATGAGGTTTATCATGCAAGCGAGCAAAGTCGAGAGGAGCTTACCCAGTTCATCGATAACCTAACTCAGGTACAGTTTGAAGAGGTACAAAAGTTCTTCTCTACCATGCCTACGTTTGAGAAAGAACTAAACTACACGTGTCCAGCATGCGGTGCAGATAACACCGAAGTTGTAAGAGGGCTCAACAATTTTTTCTAATTAACTTATATCATGTGTCACTCGCCTCGTTTTACCAGACAAACTTTGCCTTGATGCAGTACCATAAATATGCGTTGTCTGACATTGAAAACATGATTCCTTTCGAGCGAGATGTGTATATCGGAATGCTACTCAAATACCTAGAAGAAGAAAAACAAAGGCAGCAAGAAAGGACAAGATGAAGAACCTTTTAGAGAAGCAGATCAAGGTCCTAGAAAGGATCGATAAAAAGCTTGAAGCCGACCAACTGCTACAGAAGTCGCAGATGGTCGCTCAAGGTCAGTCTGACGTCGAAGCTGCCAGGATAGCAAGCGAGTTAGGAGATAGAGACACTCGCATAGAGAAGCTCAACGAGAACATATACGTTGAGCTTAAGAAGCATACAGAGTTCTTCAAGAAGCAGTACGGAGACCCTAGTCGTCCTAGAGGTGGAGGTGCTGAAGCTGAGAAAGAGAACGAACGTGCTCAAAAAGAGAAGCAACAGCTTACCCTTCTACAAGAGATACGTGATCGTATCGGACTAACTAAGGAAGGTAAGGGAGATAAGATAGAAGGTTTTGGGATGGGCGGCCTAGCGGTAGGTCTCGGCGTCCTAGCTGGTACCTTCATGGGTCAACTTAAAGCTTTCGTAGAGACCATAAAGTTTGTATCTAAGATACTTCCGACTAGCGTCATCGATGGCATCAAGGCTGGACTCAACTTCTTTAAGGAAGGGTTGCAGTGGGTAGCTAAGCTTGGAAGCAACATCATGGAGTTCATCAAATGGGGGTTAGCACCTCTGTTTGAAAAAGTTGGAGCTTTCTTTAAGCCTATAGCTGAAGCCTTTAAGTCAGTATCCAAACTATGGGCTCCGCTTGAAGGCTTCGTGATGGGGATGAAGGCATTCTTCGTTAATGTGGCAGGAAAGGCTACCGCGTTTGGAGGAATCTTCAGCGCTGTGACAAAGGTAGTCGCTAAGATAGCGTACCCGTTAACCGTCATCATGGGTATATGGGATACAGTCAAAGGGTTCATCGAAGGGTTTGAAGAAGGAGGCCTCGTTGGTGGTATAAAGGGAGCGATCGTTGGTCTATTCAACGGTTTGGTGTTCGGCTTCGCGGATATGATCAAAGGCATGGTATCATGGGTACTTGAGCTCATAGGTCTAGACTCTATAGCAAAATGGCTCGACTCTTTTTCTTTCCAAGACCTGTTTAAGAGGTTTGTAGATTTCTTCTTCTCGATACCTTCCAAGCTATACGAGATGATAACAGACGTCTTCGACTCTATCAGCGAGATATTCAGCAACGTATGGTCATGGATGAAGACGATACCAGATAAGATCATGGAGTTCATCGCAGACCTACCTCCGATGTTTGGCATAGTCTGGGATGTGTTGAACTATATCCCAAGCAAGTTGTTTGAGTTTGTCAAATCCATACCAACTCACATCTCTGATTTGTTCTCCACCTTATGGGAAAGTTTAGGTGCTCTACCAGATCTTTTTTCAGAGTATGTCATAGAACCCGTCAAAGGTCTGTTCAATAAGTACGTCGCTGAGCCATTCAAAGGGATATTTGATCCTGTCGTCAACTTCTTCAAGAACCTTAAAGACAACATCATAAACTTCTTTGAAGACGTTGGGATACCCGAGATCGGGTTCACGATCCCGATCATAAACAAGAAGGTATCGATCGGACCTTTCTATCCGTTTAGGCCTGAGAAAGGTACGACCCGTATCGGTAGCAACACTCAGATGTCCACAAGATCGAGCAGCGATGGAACTGAGTCTCAGACTATGAACCAAAACATAGTCACAACTGGTACCCACTACGTAAGAGACGAAAAGACCGGACAGCTTAAGTTAAGTGATGATAAGACTCAGGTGATGACTGTATCTCAGAGGTCGACCAATGATTCGAATACATTGGCAAACTCATTCGCTACGTTTGATCCTAGGACTGGAAAGGCAACGTTATCTCGTGAGACTGACACAGACCAAGAGTATGATAAAGAGATAAGTAAGCGTGCGTTTAACCGTATAAAGAAGAACGCTCAACAAGGAGGGGATGCAGCCAACGTCGATGCTATCGTCAAAGAAGATGAGATGTATCAAAAGCTTGGTTGGCTAGATAAGCGTAAGGTTGATGCAGGCTTAGCAAAGACAGAAGATCTATACAACGCTATGCTAGCTAAGAGCAAACCGGCTCCGATAGGTGTTGAGAGACGTCGCTCTACGATGATAACAGATGTTTCTGGACGATCTTATGTTGCTGGTCCTGACGGTAAGTTGATACCTGCAGATGCAGCCTCTACTAGTTCACCAGTTGCTGATGCTTCAAGGGAAGTTGATGCGGGAGCTCGAGCTATTGCTGTCACTCCCGTCATCGTCAACGCACCCACCACCATGTCTAGCAACAACAATCAAAACATAGCGATGCCTAGACCGGTGAGGAACCAAGACGCTTCATTCAACAGGTATGTAGGCACGATGGCGGGGTTTGAGTGATCACTCTTCCTGAGCGATCTTCTTGAAGAAGCTCATAGCGTCATCGTCATCGTCATCTTCCATCACCACCGCTTTTTTAGCGGGTTGAGCAACAGCCTTATCGGCCTTTGCATCCCATGGAGGAGTATCGACGTCTTCATCAGTAGCTTTAGCAGCTGGTACTGCAGCAGCGTTAAGCACTGACTGAAGCTTACGAGAGAGCTCTTCGTACGTCTTAAAGTTTGATGGCTCCAAGAACTCGCCCAGCCTGTGTTGAGAGTTCACCACGTTAAGGATCTCTTCGTCGCTAGGAGCGACTGGAGCCTTATCAGCGAAGCTCGATTGGTCGTAGTTAGGATAGCCTTCAACCTTACGCATGCGAAGCTTGAAGTTGGCACCTTCCCACAAGTCAAACACGTTGACTGGTTCCTCATCTTCAAAAGTCGGTCGTGCTTTGTCCATGATCTTTTCAAAGATCTTCTTACCGAACTTGAAAAGCATAACCTTACCCTCGTTTGCAGGGTTCTTAGGATCGCTTACGATCAAGACGTTAGCGATGTAAGCAAGCTTGCGCTTCTGCTTACGTGCAACCTCTTTATCTGCTTCGATCCCTGAGTTCCACAGGCGAGAGTTAAGCTCAGAGACTGGATCGTCCTGACCAATGGTTGTGAGGGAGTTCTCGATGTACCACTTACCTGTGGGACCTTGGAAGCCGTGGCTCCAAACTTTAACCCAAGGAAGTTCATCTTGTGGGTGACGAGGTAGGAACCTGATTACTGCGGTACCATTACCTGCTTTGTCTCCTTCGAGCCGCCAAAAACGATCGTCTTTGTAGCTCTTGGATTCTCCTCCGTCTTTCTCAAACGCGTTTGAGATCTTGCCAAAATCGGAGTTGCGCATCTTGCGAAGTGTATTGATGTCCATGTTTATCGTCCTTTACGTTGTGTTAGCGTAGTATCTTCGTATTTGTCGTTGTCTTCATACTCTGACTCATCGTCTTCATAATCATCCTCAGACATGTTATTTATGATCCTCATCCCCTTACCCGGGATGTTGCGTGAGTGTTTCGTGTACTTGCCCTTACTACGTGATGGGCTTTCCCATTCATCGTCACGCTTATTGGTGTACGTGCGTCCCATGATCTTGCTCCGTGAACTCCTTCTTAAGCTGGTTGTACTTAGATTGTACCATCTGTGGGTTATACTTGATGAACTTTCGAACCTTTCGGATGATCCTAAACTCATCCTTCCATAACATGATGAGCGGTTCCCACTCATCGAGGTAGGGATCGATATCGTTGATGATCGACATCGTCTCTAGCGTTATGGTTTTGCTTAGATACATGTTAAGCAGAGGGGGAGAGCAATCCTCTGTGCTGAACAGGTGTCTTAATGGTTTATCTTCCTTTTCAAGCCATCGACCCAAAGCTAGTATATCCACCTCAAATGATCGGGTCATCGACTGTTTCCTAGCCATCCATCGTTCGTAGTACTCGTCTGAGTCTGCTGAGTAGATGACGTTGGTGTTACCATACGCGAAGTTCGCAACGAGGTACTGGATGAGGTCACGCTCTGTCTTGAACTTGCTAGCAAGCTTTTCGAAGAGGCCTCTATCGCGTCTTGCTTCGAAAGACTCTCTAGAAGCCATGACTCTGCCGTTACTCTCGAAGACATCGTACTTGTCGGTCGTGAAGTGTAGCTTCGTCGCGAGGAAATACTTGTAGGCTTGAAAGCCGTCAGCCATGTCAACTTTCCCAATCCTTTGTCTGGTCAAATGATTTTTCTTGCATAGTCTTCTCTTTCATGAACTTACGAGGGTTACCGCACATGACACAGTTTGGGTTGCTGCATCTCATGGCATGCTTCTTCGCATACTTGTGTTTCCTCTCGTCTATGTTCAACCATCGATCTACACCATGTGCCTTAGCTATGCTAACTTGTCTTTCTATAGCGACTTCATCTTTGTGGATACGTTTACTTCTTTTGTCTTTCGTATCTTGGTCGCTCATACCTTACTCCACGTCTAGGGTTGCCCTCTTGGGTAGCATATTCTCTCGGATCATATCTACTTCGATCTTGTCCCTGAGAGACTTGTTGATGAGATGCTTGATGTCGTCTGGCTCAACGAAGTTGTCTTCACAGTACTTGAGAACTGCTTCCATATGAGTCATACGTTTGTCTCTAGCCATCGCTTCGATGTACATAGAGAACTGTGATGCACTTCGAAACAGTGTACCATCTTCAGGTAGTTGGTCAACCGTTTCCATTGCGCCTCTCGATGAAGAACTTCGCTGTTGAGATCTGTGTCTTAAGTTCAGAGTACTCGTTGAACCTCTCGTTATACTTCTTCCACACGGGAGAAGTCTTGTCTTCAAGGGTCATCCTGTCCGAGAACTTCTCGATGAACATGTCAAACCATTTGTCGAGTTTGTCTTTTTGTTCACACATGCCTTCGTATAGAGTCTTAAGCGTGGCGATGTCATCGTGTGTGTAAGCGTCTACTATCTGTTTCCTGTAGTTCATGGTCTATTATACCTTTTTTGTCAATTATCCGCGGCGCATGCGCGCCATCTCTTTAGCCTCGTCCTCGCAGAACACAGGGACTGCATTGGACTTATGCAACGTACCGATACCGATCATCTTTGTACCAGTATAATGCATAACTTGCTTCTTAGCTGCAACACCCATAGAGTCGCCTAGACTCGGGATCTTAGGAGTCTCGCGTACGTAGGGTTTTGGTGCAGCCAATGGCTGTACGCGCTTAGCTGCGACAGGCTTGGAGTGACGACGTACCAAGTCCTGCCATTCTGCTTCTAGCTGGCGTGTACGTGCGTTAGGTTTGGGGGGTTTTTTCGCAGAGCGTTGGTTTGTGTGTATGATCATGATATGATTTTGCAGACGATTGACTTTGCTTCGGGCACCGAGCGGCACTCGATACCGTTGACAGCGATACGACGGTTTGTATGAACCTTAAACGTAAGGCTGTCAGCCTTGATGATGGTAAAGTTGACAGACTTTTCCTTGACAGGCGTGGAGCCCGTAGCAAAGAACGCTGTATCCCATAGCTCGTCGACCGCGAGCTTACGCAAGAAGTGTAGGTTTGCCATATCCATACTCAAACAGTCATAGTAGTATTATACCATGATCCCCATTTATTGTACATAGGCC